TCCAACCAGCTAATCTATTTGCTTCGTGAACGTATGGGTGTAATTCTTTATATATCCAAGTATCATTTAACCAAACTAAATCAGAGTTTCTTTTTCTTTTTAAATCTTTAACTTCTTCTTTAGATAACTTTCTATCTCCATAACCACCAGTTCTTGCCATTGTTTCTTCTTGTTGATTAGCATAAGCTATTACATCATCACAAAACTTTGGTGTAAGTGCTGCAGGGAAATGCCAGTAATAATTAGATATATTCATAAGTTATTGTTTGAACAAAATTCAAACTATCTTTCTGATCATTTGATACAATATACATATTAGTAGATGGAAACATAACAAACATATTTTTTTTAAGTTCTATATCCCAACTTCTTCCTTTTCTTCTATTATCATCGAAATGTATTCTTACCCAACACTTATCAACTTTAACTCCGTAAAGCATTGTAAAGTCAGGAGAGTTTCGAAGATCTACTGGATCAACATTTAATAATGGTTTAGATATTTGACCGGGTTTATAAATGTCACCCCAAGAATCTTTATTGACTAAATTGATACCATAATCGAGACCAATAAAGTCTCTCATATAAGTATTTAACATATCCCAAGTTCTTGAAAATGGAAATTGTTTATTAGTAAATGATGATTGTAAAATATCGTTAGTAAGTTTTTCTTGGTCTATCTCAAAACCTTTCGGCATATCGATATCACCATAGAATAGACTTTGTTCTGTTAATACTTTCTTTTGCATACCACCACCATATATAAAATAATATTAATTATTTGTCAACTATTGAGCAACCCAAGCTGTTCCGTTCCAATCATAAGTAGCTGTATCAGTGTGATCTGTTCCATCTACATTACGTTTTGTACCTTCCCAACCTTTAGTATTATCAGCTTGATATGCAGTTTCATTCCAAGTGATAGACCAAGTCCATACAACAGGATCTGCTGCATCGTCTGTAATTGTTGGAGAAGTAATTGGTGCACCCCAAGATGCAGTTGAAGTATTTTTAGTCCAAGATGCATGTGGTTTTTTAGGCCAGAAGATTTGATCATCTTCGTCCCAAGTATAACCGATACCTGCGTAGTTTCCTCTAAAAGGTGTTCCGCCATCTTTATGTTGATTACCTGATGTATTGTATGAAGTTTGAATCCACATTTGTGCAGGCCAGTTATTATGTGTCTCTAAATATTGTTGACCTACTGTTTCATCTTCAACGCCATCAGCGTTTAACATATCAGAATTATTCAAAGTTAATACTTGAATAACTTTACTGTTCGCTCCTAATTTTGCAAAATGTGCCATAATGTTTCTCCTTATATTATATTTTTAATTTTAAATCAACTACTGAAATTTGTACCTTATAATAACAATTCCAGATCCACCAGATCCACCAAGAGAACAAACTGGTCCACTACTATAACCACCAGCTCCACCACCGCCTCCACCAGAGTTAGCTGTTCCAGATACTCCATCGGCATTTGGTGGACTACCATCTTTACCACCAGGACCACCACCTGTTTGACCAACACCTGCACAACTTGGAGGAGTACCATATATTCCACCACCGCCACCACCAGAATAATATCTTCCTGCTGGAGATGGGCCTGGAGGAGCTATGCCTGCTACAGGATTTATATCTGAAAAAGAACCAATGCCGCCATTACCAGCACAGTTTGTTCCTCCATCTACACCAACGGCTCCTGCTCCGCCACCGCCACCACCACCTTCTGTTCCTGCTGGTGCTGGTGTTCCTCTACCACCATTATTACCTTGAGGAGGACTTACAGGAGGTGTATTTCCATTTCCTGCTAAAAAAGTACTAGCGGGTGATCCAGCAAATCCACTACCTCCACCACCTGAACCACCATCTCCTGCTTGACTTCCAGGAGTGCTCGGACCCCAAGCAGCCCCTTTTCCACCACCTGCTGATGTAACTGTACTAAAAACTGAATTTGCTCCATTTGCACCTGGTCCACTAGGAACTCCACCACCTGCTCCACCACCACCTACTGTAATTGGATAACCTTGAACTGAAACTGGTAAAGCTGAAACACACGCTCCTAATGGTGAAACGCCATAACACCCAGATGCGGTTCCAGACGAAACTCTAAATCCTCCACCTCCACCTGCACCAGCGCCATCATTATTACCAGAAGATCCTCCACCACCTCCACCTGCTACTACTAAATAATCTACTAAATTTGAACCTGCACAATTACCTGCACAAGATACACAAAATGTACCTGGACTTGTAAAAGTATGAATTTTGTAATCACCACATTCTGTTATTGTTCCACCTGTTGCTGTAATAAATGCAGGTTGTGGTAGTGATGATTGTAAACCATCGTCTGTTACTAACCAACCTTTTGTTGCATCTACATAAACTAAAGTAACAGCTACACCTTCTGTTGATAAAGTTGCATCAATAGCATTTCCACCAATATTAGAACCATTTCTAGCAAGAGTTACATTATTTGTATCAAATGTATTTGCATAATCTTTTACAGCGATCACCGCTCCAGCGTCAGGTGATGCTGGTAGGGTTACTGTGATTGCTCCACTTGTTGTATTTACGAAATATCCTACGCCAGCTACTCCTGTAAAAGAAGCAGTCTTGACTGTTGTATCCCAAGAAGCTGCACCGGTAGCACCAAAACCTGCTGCCGTACCATTATTAGTGATTGTTGCACCAGCAGGAATTGTTATAGTGTCTCCACTATCTCCTAACTGGACTGTACCACAATTTGTTCTTGGACTAATTTTATTTACTTTTACTTCACTCATAATTTACCTATTGATATTTATACCTTATTATTACTATACCAGAGCCACCAGCTCTTCCTGCTTGACCTGATCCAGCTCCACCGCCTCCACCGCCAGTATTAGTTGTTCCATCTGTTTGTCCAGTTGATCCACAGCCTCCTGTTCCACCACCTCCAACACCTCCAGGTGGATTTCCTATTGCTGGTCCACCTCTTCCAGCACCTCCACCAGAAAAATATTTAGCACCGCAAACTGGACCTGGTGTTCCATTAGAACCTGCAAAACCACTACCCACTACAAATGAACCTGCTCCACCTGGACCGCCAGCTGTTCCTGGAGGATTTGGACCTTCACCACCAGTAGCACTAGCTCCACCTCCACCTCCACCACCTGCAGGATTATTTCCTTGTCCACCATTATTTCCTTGAGAAGGACTAACAGGAGGTGTATTTCCACTACCTACTGTTCCTGCAAAACCTACACCACCACCTGAACCACCGGGACCAGCACTTCCAGGCCCTGGATAAGATGCTCCAAAACCACCTCCTGTTGATGTTATTGAACTAAAAACTGAATCTGATCCTTTTGCTCCTACACTTGGTGTACTACTAGGTCCACCTGATCCACCACCACCTACTGTAATTGGATAACCTTGAGCTGACACTGGTAAAGCAGTTGGTGTCGCTAAAGGAGAAGTTTGGGGACTTGGCATACAAGTAGAATTTGATAATCTAAAACCACCTGCACCTCCACCACCTGCAGAAGAAGCACCGCCACCGCCACCCCCACCTGCTATTACTAAATAATCAACAGTATTTGATCCACCTGCACTACCTCCACAAGTAACTGTAAAAGTTCCTGGACTTGTGAATGTATGAATTTTGTAATCACCACAGGTTGTTTCTGTTCCACCTGTTGCTGCCACATATGTAAGTGCATTTATGGTTTCATTACTATTAACTGATTTCCAACCTTGAGTACCATCAACATAAACTAAAGTTACAGCTGCACCATTTGTATTTAAAATTAAATCTAAAGTTAGACCATCTATAGGTTGTCCATTTCTTCCTATAGTTAAATTATTTGTTGCAAAAGTTTGAGCATAATCTCTTACAGCCACTATATCTCCAGCACTTGGAGAAGTAGGTAGTGTAATTGTAAAAGCTGCAGAAGTTGTATTTGCAAAATATCCCGTTCCTGAAACTGCATTTGCTGGATCTGCTGTAATAGCAGTTGTATCCCAGTCTACTGTTCCTGTTCTACCGAATCCTGTTTGACTTGCACCACATGCAAGAGTAACGGTATCGCCACTTGCACCGATAGTTATTGTGTTGGCATTTTCATTGATAATGTTATTGCCGTCTTGATCTTGTATGTTGTCTACTTTAATTGTACTTGCCATAATTATTGAAATTTATACCTTATTATTACTATACCTGAACCACCATTTTTACCAACAGATCCTGGACTAGATCCACCACCTCCGCCTCCGCCACCACCAGTATTAGTTGTACCTGCTGTAGCATTTGCTGCGTCATC